CGGCGGGATAAAAATGAGATCATCCGCTCACCGCACTCAGCGGTGTGCCGGAGTCAGGCCGACCGGCTGGAGCTGAGGCTTGCGCTGTTTGGCTTTGAGGGTACACATTACACGCTCACCTATGATTCAGTCCATCTTCCACGGACCTTTCGGGAGGCCATGGCCACCAAGCGGGCCTTCATGGCCCGGGCACGACGATTCAATGAGGGGAAGCCGTTTGACTGGATTGCCTGCGTGGAGGGACTGCACGGAGACCACCGCTACCACATCCACCTGGTCCTGCGGTACAGTGATTTCCCGCCGGCTGTGGTACGCCACCTGTGGCGGGCCGGGGAAGTGGACGACGAGCCGGTGCTCATGCCCACCGGAGGCTATCGCCGGCTGGCAGAGTATCTGACAAAGGAGCGCACCGACGGCATCATCATCCCCATCGGGCGGCGGCCGTGGAACTGCTCCAGGAGCTTGTCCCAGCAGTTGCCTCCGCCGGAGCGATGGAGGGATGAGAGCGGCATCATCGACATACCGGACGATGTGCTGTGGGCCAGGCGAGGCGAGCGGTCCAACTCGTTCGGGGCATACGCATACGCCAGCTACATACAAAGCAATTCTTCTTTTAATTTGTCGCGCGCGCCCGCGTGCGCGCCCGCGCGCATTCAATCTTGAAATCTAGTGGAACAATAGACACACGGAGGCGAAAACCGTTGCAAGGAACCCGAGAAAGTGATAAACTACATGTGAGGGACGGGTGGGTCACCTGCCCCGTCTGCCGGAGAAACAGGCATCTGCTCCGGATCGGAGCCGATACTGAGGCAACAGCACTTCCGGTCTATTGCCGGGATTGCAAGACCGAGATCATCGTGGATATTTCCAGAGGCCAGTGCGTAGAACGCCGGAGCCCGACATGATCCCATTGTGGGACGTGGTCGGACTTCGGCGTTTTTGTTTGCCCGTGTGGAGGTGATAGCCCATGCCAAACAGACCGCTCCGGCCTTGCCGGTACCCCGGATGTGGCCGGCTGGTGAGCTCGGGATACTGCCCCGAGCACAAGCCCCTGAAAGCGGCCCGCCGTGTGTCCGCCCAGTGGCACGGTTGGTACAACCTGCCGGTCTGGACCAAACAACTCCGACCGAACCAGCTCATGCGAGAGCCGTTCTGCCGGGAGTGCGCCAGGCATGGCAAGCGGGTTCAGGCCACGGTAGTGGATCACATCACGCCGTTCCGTGGGGACTGGGCCCTGTTCATCGACCCGGCCAACCACGAGTCGCTGTGTGAGACCTGTCACAACCGGAAGACCGCCAAAGAGATGGCCGCAGAACGGCGAAAAAACGGCCGCTAAACTCGGCGGCTTGTCCCTGACAGGGCCGGGACGCTTGGGCGCAGGCGCATGGGCGGGGGTACCCGTGGGCACGCGCAGGGTCAAGCCTTCGGCTTGACAACACACCTCCCCCCCGCCCTGGAAAAGTTTAGGGCAAAGGACTCAAGACCGCATGGCCTGGTGCATGCAGCAGATTCTCCCCACGGGGATGCTGGGGCCGGCGGCTCCGAGAAAACGGCCTACAGGCACCCGGCGGGCCCCATTGGCCGGCGGAAAATGTGTCCAAGTTGGACACCGACAAGGGAGTGAGAACAATGGCTGGAAAACGGCAGCCCACCGACATCGTGAAGGCCAACGGCCGCAAGCATCTGAGCCAGGCGGAGGAGGACGCCCGGCGGGACCGTGAGGTTCATGTCCCCTCGCCAGAGCAGGCTGTGCCGCCCCGGTGGCTGGGGAAGAAGTTCCACAAGGAGTTCCGGGAGATCGGCGAGATCCTGCGGACGGCCGGGCTGTATACAGAGCTGGACCGGGATGTGCTGGGCCAATTCCTGGTGGCCAGGGAACGCTGGGTACGGGCCGATAAGCTGGCCTCTGCCGCCATCCGGAAAAAGGACGAGAAGCTGGCCCGAGAGTGGACGGGTGTGCAGGGGTCCTACTTCAAGCAGTGCCGCCAGTGCGCCGAGGCTATGGGCCTGTCCATCACCTCGCGCTGCCGCCTGGTGGTACCGGAGGTGATGGTCAACGCGGCCAGGACCGAGGGTGACGAAGACGAGTTTACTCAGCTCCTGAAGAAACGCCAGGAGGCGGCGCTGGCCGGGGCATGATCCAGTATGACAAGACCGCCGGGCAGTTTGTCTGCGACTTTGTGGAGCGCCTGCCTACCACAGACACGGGTAAGCCCTTCCACCTCTACCGGTGGCAGCGGGAGACGCTGATGGAGTTCTATTCCACGATGGAGTGGGACAGCGAGTCGGACCGGCTTCTGAGACGATACCAGTATCTCTTTCTGGAGATCCCCAAAAAGAACGGTAAGAGCGAGCTGTCCGCCGCTCTGGGAATCTACCACCTGTTTGGGGACGGGGAACTGAACGCGGAGGTCTATATCTGCGCCGCGGACAAGGACAACGCAAGTATTGTGTTCCGGGCGGCGGTGTTCATGCTGGAGACCGCCCCCTGGACGGCCAGAATGATCGCCCGCGGGGAACTGAAGATCATCCGGTCCCAGAAAAAGATCGAGTACCGGCGGCAGGTGAAGGCGGAGAACGGCGGCCTGCGCTGGGTTGTCGTGGGGCTGATGCAGGTGCTCTCCTCGGAGTCCTATTCCAAGCACGGCTACAAGCCCAGCTGCGTGATCTTCGACGAGCTCCACGCCCAGCCTGACAGGAAGCTGTGGGACGTGATGACCGGCGCGGCCGGCGCCGCCCACACTCAGCCTGTGTGGCTGGTGCTGACCACTGCCGGCGATGACCCGGACCGTGGCAGCATCGGCTGGGAGATCCATGAGAAGGCCGTGGCCATCCGGGACGCCCGGCGGCTGAGAACCATCGAGGCCGAGGGCGGAGACCCCAGGCAGATCCTGTCCCTGCGGCATACCGCCGACGAGGATCTGGAGCAGGCCAAGGCCACGCTGCTGGCCAAAGACGAGAGCAACTGGCTTCCCGTGCTGTACGGACTGACCGCCATGTTCGGGGATGACTCGGACGACCTGGACCAGGTGGACATCTGGGACGAGGCGCTGTGGTACCAGTGCAATCCTTCCCTAGGCGAGCACCTGACCCTGCGGGCTCTGCGGCTGGAGGCTCAGGCAGCCAAAAAAAGCGAAGCGGCGGAAAAGTTGTTCCGCTGGCTGCGGCTCAACCAGTGGATCTCCACCAAGGCGGTGAGCTGGATTCCACTGACACTGTATGACAAGACCCAATGGAACCGGCCGGAGTGGCGAAACCTGAAAGCCCCGGACCGGCGCCGCGCGGTACGGGAGTTCCTGCGGGGGAAGCGGTGCTATGGCGGGCTGGACCTGTCCAAGAGTACCGACCTGACGGCCTTTGTGCTGATCTTCCCTCCCCAGCCAGGGCTGGACACCTGGGTGACCCTGTTCTGGGCCTGGCGGCCGGAGGAGGGCGTGGACGAGGCGGAGAAGCACGACCACAGCCATTACCGGGACTGGGAGCGGGCCGGCTTCGTGGAGCTGTGCGAGGGAGACATCGTGGACTACAGCCGGGTGGAGGAGGTCATCCGTGAGGCGGCCGCCATGTTCCGCCTTGAGCTCCTGGGCCTGGACGCCGCCATGGCGTGGACTCTCTCTCAGCGGCTGATGACGGCTGGACAGAGAGGGAAACCGCTGGAGCTGGTGACCATCCCACAGACCATGCTGGGGATGTCCCCCGCCACCAAGAAGCTGGAACTGCTGATCCGGGAACACAAAATGCTCCATGAGCACAACACCTGCGCCCGGTATTGCTTTGGCAACGTGCGGTGTGCGGTGGACGGCAATGAGAACATGAAGCCCATGAAAAACCAGAGCCGCGGCCGCATCGACATCACGGTGGCCTGGATCATCGCCATGGCGGCTGCCATGCTGAAGGAGCAGCAGAAGCCGGACCTGGCCGAGGTAATGCGGACGAGAAACTATCACCTGTAGGCCGATGGCCGGAGAGGAGGAGACATGAAGAATCTTGTGAACTGCCTGGCAAAGCACCTGGGCGAGCTGGTGCTGGTGGGCGGCGCCGCCGTGGTGGCGGTGGGGGCAGGAATGATCTATCTGCCCGCGGGCCTGATCACCGGGGGCAGCCTGGCCATCGCCGGCGCGGTGCTGTCCCTGTGGGGAGCGGGTGAGGAGAAATGAGCCTGCGGAAAGGACTGGCGCGGGCCGGGAAGTCGAGTGCCGTTCGGAAAGGGCTGGCCGGCGTCGGCCGGCTCCTGACCCTGGATAACCCGGAGGGCTGGCTGAGCGGTGAGGAGCTGGTCGGTCTGAGCCGGGATCGGGCCATGAAGATCTCCACAGTCAACCGGTGCGTGGAGCTACTGTCCACCTCCATGGCGGTGCTGCCTGTCTACATTATGGAGGAGGGAACCAAGAAGCGGATGCCGGATCACCATCTGGGCCGGGTGCTGTGGGAGCGGCCCAACGAGGCCATGACCCCCTTCGACTTCCGGCGGCTGCTGATGTGCAACGAGCTCCTCCGGGGAAACGCCTACGCCTGGATCTACCGGGATGCCGGGAGCGGCCTGCCCATGGAACTGATCCCCCTGCCTCCGGACTATGTGTCCATGCACCTGGACCTGTCCGGCAAGGTGTGGTACCTCTTCACCCATCCGGTCACCGGCGAGGTGACCCGCATCCGGTGCGAGGATATGCTGCACTACAAGGCATATTCGGAGGACGGCCTGGAGGGGATCAGCGTACTGCGCCGGGCCTCCCTGACCCTGGACACTGCCCGGGCGGCCCAGCTGTATGAGAACAGCATCTGGCGCAACGGCGGCCAGCCCAGCGGCATCCTGACCACGGAGACGGACCTGGGCGACGAGTACGAGGTGGAGCTGGAGGACGGCACCACGGTGAAGATAGATCCCAAGGACCAGCTGAGGCAGTCCTGGGAGGCGATCCACAGCGGGCCGGGCAATGCCTTCAAGGTGGCGATCCTGGACATGGGCCTGAAGTATCAGCCCATCTCCATGAACAACACCGACGCCCAGTTCGTGGAGAGCAGCGAGATCCGGGTGGCGGATGTGTGCCGGTTCTTCGGGGTGCCCCTGCACCTGGCTTACGCCGGCAAGCAGAGCTACCAGAGCAACGAGCAGAACGGCATCGAGTACGTGACCTATACCCTGATGGGCTACGACACCCAATGGGGCCAGGAGGACACCTACAAGCTGCTGCTCCCAGGAGAGCGGGCCAAAGGGCTGCGGATCAAACGGGAGATGAAGGTATTCCTGCGGGGTGATACCACTGCACAGGCGGCTTGGCTCAAGGCCATGCGGGAGGTTGGTGCCTACTGCTCGGACGAGATCCGGGCGCTGGACGACCTTCCGGCTATCCCTGGTGGCCAGGAATACTACTCCAGCTTGAACTATGTTCCCCTGGAACTGTGGCGCATCCTGAGTATCATCCGCGCACTGGGAAAGACAGCGGGTGGTATCCCGGGGGAGCCGCCGCTGGAAGAAAAACCAGGTGGACAAGGAACCCCACCGGCATAGGAAGGAGAGAAGCCGAATGAATGAGATCCTGAAGGCCGCTGTGGTACAGCAGCAGGCGGTAGGGCCGGAGGAGTTGGCCCTCATCAATAAGCAGAGTCTGAGGGAGCTGGCGGCGGATGAGGTGTTCACCTTCCGGCTGGCGGCTTGTGATGACCAGGTGGACCGGGATAATGAGCGGTTTACCCTGGCGGCCCTGGAGGGCCTGGCTCCCCTGTTTGTGGGGCGGCCGGTGCTGATGGACCACAAGTGGTCCGCCGGTACCCAGACCGCCCGGATCTACGCCGCCGGCGTGGAGGAAGCGGAGAGCGTCCACCGGCTGGTCCTGCGGTGCTATATGCCCCGGACAGAGCAGACGGCGTCCACCATCACCGCCATTGAGAGCGGCATCCTGCGGGAGTGCAGTGTGGGCTGTGCGGTGGAGCGGGCGCTCTGCTCCATCTGCGGAGCCGACCAGGTACAGGCATGTTGCCAGCACTGGCCAGGCCGGGAGTATGACGGCAGGTTGTGCGTGATGGAATTGGATGGGGCAAAGGACGCCTATGAGGTGTCCCTCCTGCCCGTCCCAGCCCAGCCGGGCGCCGGTATCGTGAAAAGCAAGCGGTACGGCGGCCAGGAGTCCCCCGAGGATGCCGGGGATGACGAGGTGTTTCAACTGGCGGCAGCCAGACAGGAACAGGAAAACATGAGATATGGAGGAACAGAGCTATGACGTATCAGGAATATCTGGAGCTGAAGGCCAAGCGGGCCGGGAAGCTGAAGGAGGGCGAGGCCCTGCTGGCCAAGAAGGACTTTGACGGCCACAAGGCCCTGATGGGCGAAGTGTCCAAGATGAACCAGGAGCTGGACGCCGCTGAAGCCCAGCTGGCCGAGGAGGGCCGCTTTGCCGAGGACGACGAGGGCATGAAGCTGCGCAGCAAGGCATTCCAGGCCAAGAATGAAGAGAAGGCCAAGGGCGCGGCCATCGACGAGATCCGCCGGAGCAACGAGTATGCCACTGCTTTCGCCAAGGCCCTGCGCAATGGGGTAAAGGTCAACAAGGTATGGGGTATGGAGGGCTACGAACCCCTGGCCAAGGCTTTGACTGAGACCGGCGGCTCCCCTGAAGGGGCGGACGGCGGCTTCCTGGTACCCCAGGACTTTGACAACATGATCCACGAATACGAGAAGGAGTATGTGGATCTGAGCCAGTTCTTCGCGGTGGAAAATGTACGCAGCCTGAGCGGCTGGCGGGCCGTGGAGCAGGGCAAGCGCAAGCCTCTGCCCAAGATTGCGGAGATGGGCACCATCGGCAAGGACGACCAGCCCAAGTTCTCCAAGGTCACCTATACGGTGGATAAGTATGGAGACCGGCTGCCCGTCTCCTCCGAGCTGCTCAGCGACAATACCGCCGGCCTGCTCCGCTATCTGGCCGGCTGGTTCGGGCCCAAGTACATCCTGACCAAGAACACCCTGCTGCTGGAACTGCTAAAGGGGCTGGAGACCGAAGTACCCCTCACGGCAGGCAAGGAGGCCAAGGAGCTGCGCATGGCCATGATTACCAAACTTAACACGGCCCACAGTATGGTGGCCACCCTGTTGACCAACCAGAACGGCTATGCCGAGATGGACAGTTGGGAGGATAAGAACGGGCGGTCTCTGCTGGTGCCCAACCCCGCGGACCCCAATGTGTACCGCCTGAGCGGGCGCCGGGTGGTTTACGGCGACAACGACCTGATTCCCGACGAGGACACCAAGCACCCCATCTATGTGGGTAGCTTCAAGGCCCTGGGCACCCTGTTTGTCCGGAAGGGCATTGAAGTGGCGGCCACCGACGTGGGCGGCGACGCCTGGGCCACTGACAGCTACGAGATCCGCGGCCTGTGCCGCCTGGATGCGGTGGCTATGGACAAGGCGGCGGCCTTCAAGGCCACGATCGCTGAGGCGGGGGGCTAACCTATGGCGCTGAGTGAGGCGCGGCGGGCCAGCCTGCTGGCCTACTGCCGCATCGAGGAGCCAACCGCGGAGGAGCTGCTCACCCTGGAGGGGCTGTACGACGCGGCGGTGGGCTACCTGGAGCAGGCGGGGGTGTCTGAGCCGGAGGAGGGCACCCCCCGCCGGGCCCAGTACGACCTGTGCGTCAACTTCATGGTGTTGCGGGACTTCGACTTGCGGGAGGCCACGATAACCGGCACGATTGTCAATGACAACCCGGCCTTCCGGCGCCTGCTCACCCAGCTCAAGCTGACGGAGCCGGATGTGTCCAAGTTGGACACATCCGGGGCTGGGGAGGTGTGAGGCAATGGCAGATTACATCGATGCCGGGAAGCTGAATCAGCCGGTTCAGGTGCTGGAGCTGCGGGAGACCGCGCCCGGCGTATGGGAGTGGGTGCCCGCCCGGCGGACCTGGGCCTCCATCACGTTACAGCCGAAAACCAACCTGTTTTCCAAGGTGGGCATCGGGGCCAGGGACGCCGCCGTGATCGTGCGGCGGCAGCCCCTCACCCTCCACCACGCCCTCCGCTGGGGCGATACCCACCTGTTTTTGACCTCCATCGTGCCCATGGGCCGCAACCACCTGGAGGTGGACGCGGCGGTGGTCAAGGTGGACACGGTGCGGCAGATGGCGGAGCGGGAGGCGGTGGTACAGACCTTTCCGGGGGTGCTCACCGAGAAGTATGTCCGGCACGGCCAGGAGTGGCCCATGTCAGTCAACGAGCTGGGGCTGGTTCTGGTGACGCCCAAGGCCGTCACCCTCCCGCCCGGCGGGCTCGTAGAGGCTCGTGGGGCGCTGTGGGAGATCCTGGCGCCCCACGAGCTGGATGAATTTAAAAACGAGTATGAGATCGGAAGGACGGTGGACCTGTGAGCAGCACGGCGCGTATGGACCGGGCGCGGCTGGAGCGGTTCAACCGCTTTTGGGAGGAGCTCCTCCAGGCAGTGCCGGACGCACGGCGGCAGGCAGTGGAAGAGGCCGGCGCGGCCGTCCAGAGGGAGCTCAACGCGCAAATCGGCGCGGCGGAGCTGGCCGATGGGGCCAAGGGCACCGTGCGCACCTGGCAGGAGTTGCGGGTGGGCAGCAAGGGCGGCTATGCGGCCCTCTCTCCCGGAAAAGGGACGGCCCAGCCCAGGGTGGAGGAAACGCAGCATACCTGGAAGGGAAAGCCCGTGTCCAAAAAGCAGGTCACCCGGTGGCTGGAGCGGGGGCACGGCACCCGCAGGCCGGCGGCCGGAAGCAGCCGGTCGTGGAACCAGGCGGGGCGGGCCGGAGTCACGCGGGCCTCAGCCGCCGGATATGTCAAGGGCCGGCAATTCTATAGCTGGACAAAGGCGAAGGCGCTGGAGCTCGCGCTGAAAGCGGCGGACCGGGTGCTGAGCCGGATTGCGGATGAGGTGGACTATTGAGATGCTTACAACCAATACGCTGATGAACGCCGTGGAGGCGGCGCTGAAGCGCCTCTATCCGGGAGAGCCGGTCTACTATGACGAGCTTCCCAAGGACTTCCGGCGGCCCTCCTTTACCCTGGAGTGCCAGAAGGCGGAGCAATCCGATGTCAACATCGGACTGGTACGCCGCAGCGTGACCCTTCTGGTCACCTGCTATGTGGAGGCGGACGCCTACCATGACAGCAGCCGGAAGGCGCTGAACCAGCGGCAGGACACAGTGATGGGCCTGTTTGCCCAAGGTTTTTTCCAGGTGGAGGACCGGGCCCTGACGGTGCAGGCAAACCGTGGACTTGGGAACCCGGACTTTGCCGAGGTGAGCGCCGTATTCCAGTGGATGGATGCCCGGCCGGGCTGTCAGGACCCGGAGGCGGCGGACACCCCAAAGATGGAGCACTTTGCAATCGAACGAACTGCGCTTTGACGCAAGAGAGGATGATACGATGGCGACGACAATCGGGCTGCCCAGCCTGACGATTACCTTCCAGGCGGCCGCCCAGCAGGCGGCCAACCGGAGCAAGAAGGGCTATGTGGGCGTATTTGTACGGGACGCCAAGGCCCAGGGCGTCCACCAGCTTTCCAGCGCGGCGCTGATCCCCGCTGAGCTGGGCCAGGAAAACCAGAATTACATCAGGAGGGCGTTCACCGGCAGCGACCGGGGCGGCCCCAGCAAGGTGGTGGCGGTGGTCATCGCCACGGGCACGGAGGACACCACCGCCCTGGAGGCGGGCCTCAAGAGCATTGAGGGGCTGACGCTGGACTACCTGGCCGGGCCGCCCGACGCGACGGCCGCCGAGCTGACGGCGCTGGAGAAGTGGGTGAAGGACCGGAGGGCGGCCTACTTCACCGAGAAGCTGGTGGAGCCCAACGCCGCCAAGGCCCCGGACGACATGGGGATCATCGACTTCGCCGAGACCGACGGGTCCATTGCGGAGGGGGAGATCACCTACACCGCGGGGCAGTACGCCAGCCGGATCGCGGGTGTGCTGGCGGGCATCCCCGCGGGCATGTCGGCCACCTACGCCCCCCTGACGGAGCTGACCGCCGTGACGCCCCGCTCCACACAGGAACAGGAGGCGGCCATCAAAGCGGGCAAGCTAATCCTGATCCACGACGGCGTCAAGGCCAAGATCGCCCGGGGCGTCAACTCCCTGACCACCATCCCCGCCACGGGGAAGGCGGACTGGAGCAAGATCAAGATCGTGGAGGGGATGGATCTCCTCACCTACTATCTGCGCATCACCATCCAGGACCAGTATGTGGGCCGGTACGCCAACACCTACGACAACAAGTGCGTCCTGGTGACCGCCATCCAGACCTTCCTGGCCGAGCTGGAGGGCCAGGGGGTGCTCTCCTCCGGGGAGAGCTGGGCGGAGATCGACGTGGAGGCTCAAGAAAAGTGGATGCGCTCCCAGGGCATTGAGACGGCGGATATGACCGCGCAGGAAATCAGGGAGTATCAGACCGGGAGCTGGGTCTTTGTCCGGGTGGGCGGCCGCTTCGTCGACGCCATGGAGGACTTCCAGCTCTCCGTGGACAACCTGTAGCATCACCCGGAGCGCGAAAAAGCCGGGGATTACTCCCCGGCCTCCCGCTCCATGCGCTCCCGAGCCGCCTGTAAGACATACTGCTGAGTACTTTGCCCAGCAGCAAAGGCAGCGGCGCGGATCGCCGCGCCCTCCTCTTTTGGGGGCCGCAGCATAATTGCATCACACTTTGCCTGTGCTTTTTTTACTGCCCGCTTTTGTGCTTCCGTGCTTGCCATCTTATCACCTTTATCCGGCATCATCTTCTGTGTACTCCAAAATGTCGCCTGGCTGGCAATGGAGCATAGCACAAATACGTGAAAGGTTATCAGTAGATACAACTTTGCCATCTCTTAATGCTTGTATCGTGCTTTCTGAAAGTATTCTTTCACGCCTTAACCGTGTTGTGTTGTACCCAGCGGCTTTTAGCAAAGGAAGAATTTCTTTTGTGTACCGAATCGGCATCGATCGTCCCTCCCTTCTCATGTTGTCCATTATACTACTTGAAATACACGATTACAAGTGTAAAATAGATAAAATAAAACACTGATTTTCGTGTAAATCGTCAATAGAAAAAGCACGAATAATCGTGTAAAATTAAAACAGTCAAGGGGGACAACCCCGAGACAAATAAAAGCCGCCCGGCGCAACGGGCGGCAGAAGGAGGCGAGGTCATGCGGTTCCAGAACGGGACGTGGAGTTGCGGCGGAAAGTCCTTCTCCACACTGCATGAGGCGCTGTTAAGCGTCTGGCCGAAGTAACGGCCGGGGGCCGGGGAGACCCGGCCCCACCCCAAAACTCGTCTCCGGGGCTATTATAGCACGGCAGGCAACGGAAAAGCAACAGGAGGTTTTTATCATGGTGGATTCGGCGAAAGGGAAAGCGGAGGACGTGCGGGCCGGGTTTGATACGCTGCGGGTTCTCGTGGACGCGGTGGACACCCAGTTGGGATTTTTCATCCGGGAGAAAGGGATGTTCGGCCCTTACCGTGAGCTTATCCGGTCTCATGCGCTGGATGTCCAGACCATGCTCGGTGTGATTCTTCATGAGGTCTGTGACATGGAGAAGGAGCAGGGCGAGCTGGTGCGAATGCTTATACATCAGAGGACAGAAGCAGGCGAGGACACATAACCCACGGAAGCCGGCGGAGGAGGCCGGAGATTATGAAGGAAATGCAGATTTTTGAGAACCAGGAGTTTGGGACGGTGCGCACCGTCGAACTCGACGGGGAGCCCTGGCTGGTGGGCAAGGATGTGGCCCAGGCGCTGGGGTACAGCAATCCGCGTAAGGCATTGGCCGACCATGTAGACGAAGAGGACAAGGGGGTAACGAAATGTGACACCCTTGGAGGGGTTCAGGAAATGACCATCATCAACGAGAGCGGCCTGTATTCCCTGGTGCTGTCCAGCAAGCTGCCGGGGGCGAAGAAGTTCCGGCGGTGGGTGACGGCAGAGGTGCTGCCCGCTGTCCGGAAGCACGGGGCGTACATGACGCCCCACACACTGGAACAGGCGCTTTTAAGCCCGGACTTCCTGCTGCGGCTGGCCCAGCGGCTGAAGGAGGAGCAGGAGGGGCGCAGGGTGGCGGAGCGGGACCGGGCCCTCCTGGCCAGGGAGCTGGCGGTTCAGCAGCCCAAAATCGACTACTTCAACGAGCTGGTGGAGCGGAACCTGCTTCTGAGCCTGCGGGAGACGGCAAAGCTGTTGAGCGTGGGGGAAAAGGCATTCATCCGCTGGCTGCTGGAAAACCGGTACCTGTTCCGGGGGAAGAGCGGGAAACTGCTACCCTATGCCACGCGGCCCAACAACGAATGCTTCGAGGTAAAGGAATGGTTTGACCGGGAAACGGGAAAGGGAGGCGTGCAGACGCTGGTGACGCCGCGGGGGCGGGAGACCTTCCGCCTGCTGTTGGAAGGGAAGCCGGAGAGCGGGCTTTGGAGTTTCCCAGGCGGGGGCAGCATCCCGCTGCCCCCGGAAATGACGGAGGAGGAAGCCAGACGGGCCGAGGAGTGGTATCTGACCGGATATTTCAAACAGGCAGACAGGGAACCGAACCGGCAGACGGCCGGATAAAGGACAGAAAGGACGGATTTCTATGGCAAGAACCATTGACAGCGCCAGGCGGGTCATTTCGGGCACCTGGGGCGAGCTGTGGATCGACGGGGAGAAGGTGGCGGAGGTCTCCGCCTGTCAGGCCAAGGTGGCGCTGAACAAGGAGACCGTCAACCTGTGCGGCCGGTTCATGACCACCCACAAGGCCATGAACGCCAGCGGCACCGGGAGCCTGACGATGCACAAGGTGGACTCCGGCTTCGCCCAGAGGATGGAGGGCATCAAGCGCGGCGTGGACCGGCGCTTCACGGTGATCTCCAAGCTGCGGGACCCGGACAGCTACGGCGCGGAGCGGGTGGCACTCTACGACGTCAGCTTCGACGACCTGACCCTGGCCGACTGGCAGGCCGCCGCCGTGGGCTCGGTGACCGCCCCCTTCACCTTCAGCGACTACGAATACCTGGATCAGATTGAGGTGCAGTGACATGGAAGAGAAAAGGACGGATTTGTTGGCGCTTCTGCTTCGGCCGGAGCTGCCCAATGTGCAGAAGGAGCTGCCCACGGCAGAGTACCGCGTCAAGCGGCTGAGCGAGGCGCTGGGCACGGACGTGGTATTCAAGCTGAGGGCGCTGCCCTACGGAAAGGTAAAAAGCATCCGGGATTCGGTGGCGGGCGACCCAATGCTGGATATCCTGCTGGCCGGCTGTGTGGAACCCGACCTGAAGGCGAAGGAGCTGAAGGAGAAGTACGGCGGAGCCACCCCGGCCGAGACGGTGAAGGCCATGCTGCTGCCGGGCGAGATCGAGGATCTCAGCCGGGCGGTGGAGCGGCTGTGCGGGTTCCGCCGCATCACCATTGATGAAGTAAAAAACGCCTGACGGAGGGCGGCGACACAGAGCTGGAGCTGGTTTACTACCTGTTCCACAAGCATCACTGGACACCGGAGATGTACTACGGCATGGGCCAGGGAGGCCGGGATCTGACTCTGGCGTTCGCCCTCCATGAGGTGGAAGAGGGGAGGGAACCCGGCTAGAACGGCGGGCGGCCACAAGGGCCGCCCCTACGGCCGTGCGCCCAACCCGGAGCATGACAGAAAGCGGGAACGCGGGCCGATGTGGGCAGAAGGTGAATTGCCCCAAGGGGGCAAGAGAGACCGCCCTGGGGCATCGGCCCCTACGGCCGTGGAGCCAACCCGGAGTGTGACACGGAGAGGCGTGGACACAAACGAAAACGCCGCCCCCGGAAGGGGGCGGCGGAGGGGCTATACCTTGGGCGGGATGCTGGCCCACACGGCCCACGCGATACAGGCCAGGGCGAGGGGCAGAAAGACGGCCTGGTATCCAGGGCCAAGGAAAGGGGCAAGGGTGAAGGAGAATACGAGCATGCCTGCCGCAGCCAGCCAGACCAGCCACAGCAGGCCGCGGCTGGTCGCCCGGAACCGGTAGGAGAAGGTATTCATGCGGGCGTTGAGCGCCTCCAGCTCGGCGGTCTTTTCGTTCAACTGGCGCTCCAGCTCGGCGAGGAAAGCGCCCTCCGGCGCGCCTGCGTCGGCATCCCGCTGGGAGTGGGGGCCAATGGATACAACGGCGTCCAAAAGGGTGTCAAGCTCTGCTGCAAGCTGCGCGCGGCGTTCCTCCGGCGTCATGGAAGCCCTCCCCCTTTCTATTTGCAGTTCGATTATAGCATACCAGGCAGGAAAGTCAACAGGAGGTGAGGATATGGCGGAAGAAGTGGGCATTGTCATGACACTGTACGACCGGGTGAGCCCAACGCTGAAAAGCATTGCCGGGAGCAGCAGGGCGTTTGACAAAAGCCTGGACGAGCTGGAGGCCAGCCTGAAGGCGTATGACAAGGCACAGACCGAGCTGGTCGGCCACTCCGCAAATCTGAAAAAGGCGATCGCCGAGACGGATGTAAAGGTCAGGGAGGCCCAGAAGAGCTACCGCAAGCTGAAGGACGAGACCAGCAAGGGCGCGCTGGACGACGCCATTGACGAGCAGGCCAGGCTGCGGCGGGAGCTCAGCGACACCGAGGCCGCCATCAAGGAGAACAGCGCCGCCTATCAAGACCTATACAAGCAGGCACGGAACGCGGCCTCCGCCATCAGCAAGGCCGACAACCGGGCGGGAGGCGAAAAGAGCGGCACAGGACTGGGCGGACTGGCAAAGGGGCTGATGGCAGCCGGGGTCGGAAGCCTTTGGAGCGACGCGCTGGGGAAGGTGGGGGATGCTTTCCTGAGCAGCGCGATCGGGGAGCCGGAGGCGCGTATGGCCTCCTCGATCCTGTCCGGGGCGGTTTCCGGAGGCTCCATGGGTGCGGTATTGGGCGCGCCCGGAATCGCGGTGGGCGCTGTTGTGGGGGCCCTGGCAGGTGCGGTCTCAGGCGGCGCGGAGATCTTTGAATCAAAGGACCAGGCGTTCAAAAACTACGTGCAAGAGGCGGCGGAGGGGCAGCTCTCCGCCCAGAAGGAGGCCGTCACCTCCGGTTCCTCCATTGCGGGCGGGCGGGAACAAAAGCAGATGGCCTTTACCACCCTGCTGGGCTCGGAGGAGGAAGCGGCGGCCTTCCTGGCCGACGTGCAGGACATGGCCGCCATGACCAACTACACCTACGACGAGATCACGGGGTACGCCAAGAGCCTGGTCAAGCCCTTCGGGGAGGACAAGTCCCTGGACATCCTCACCACCCTGTCGGATGCGTCCGCCGCCCTCTCCCTCAACGAGAGCGACAACGCGGTGCTCATCGCGGGCCTGAGCCGCATGAAGCTGACGGACAAGACCACCCAGGAATACCTCAACTACTTCTCCGAGCGGGGCATCGACGTGTACGAGGCCCTGAGCAAGTGGGGCAACGCCGCCGCGGTGGCGGAGAAGGTGACCCGCGGGGAGATCAGGGGCTCCGAGGCCGTGGAAGAGATCCTCTCCTACATGCAGGAGCAGTACGGCGGCCTGTCGGAGCAGATGGCGGGCACCTATGAAGGCATGGTGGACAACCTGGCCGACGCGGAGGCCAACGCGGAGGCGGCCTACGGCGAGGGCTACAATGAGAAGCGGAAAGAGGGCATCCAGGCTCAGATGGACTGGCTGAACAGCGGCGTCATGGACGAGGCCAACCGGGCCATCGGCGCCTGGCAGGCCGAGCTGGAGAACACGAAGGAGCAGTACCAGCGGGAGGCCGTGGAGACCATGATGGAAACCGACGAGTACCAGCAGGCCCAGGCTGAGGGAGACGCCGCCGAGATGGGACGGCTGATCATGCAGGCCAAGGTGCAGGGCATGAACGAGTACAACGCATCAGAGGGGGCACAACTGGCGCTGGAGTCGGAGCTGGCCCTGGCGGCAGCAATCCGGGACGACGCCAGCTCCAATCAGGCGTATTGGGACGCCGGATACCGCAAGAGCCAGGAGTACAGCAAGGGTCTGGCGGCGGGAATGGCATCGGCACTGGTGGGGACCGGGTCGGAGACTACCACCGGACTGTCCGTGGAGGAGCGGCGGTACGGCAACTGGCGGCGGGGCGGCTACTACGACGAGGACGGCGTATGGCGTTCGCACGCCGCCGGGCTGGAGCGGGTGCCCTACGACGGGTACGCCGCCCTGCTCCACGAGGGGGAGCGGGTGCTCACTGCCCGGGAGGCCCGGCAGGCCGACCAGGGCGGCGGGGCGCAGGTGACCATCACCGGAAATACCTTCGAGGTGCGCCAGGAGAGCGACATCGACGCCATTGCGGAGGCGCTCTACTGGAGGCTCCGGCTGGCACAGATGGGAGGGGTGCGGTAGTGCTGCGGCTGATTACCTTCCTGGAGGAGGCCGCCGGCGTGGAGCTGGTACTCCCGGTGACCCCGGCCGGCTACCAGTGGGCCCATGAGGCCGCCATCGAGACGGTGACGGTGGACCAACTGGGGGATCTCAACTTCTTTGGCGGGAAAAGGATGGGGAGCACCACCCTGCACGACTGCCTCCTGCCCGCCCAGGCGTACCCGTTTTTGTCGCCGGGGGCGGGCACCAACCCCTGGCTCTACCTGGAGCAGCTGGAGCGGTGGGTGGACAAGGGGACGGTGGTGCGCTGGATGGTCAGCGGCACGCCGGTCAACGCCGCGGTGCTGCTGGAGGGGGTGACCTACCGGGAGCAGGACGGCACCAACGACCTGTACGCCGACATCACCCTGCGCCAGTACACCCGGCCGGAGACGCCGGTGCTGCCCGCGGAGCCGTCCGCCTCCGGCGCGGGGACGGCGGCCAGCCGGGACAGCGCCACCGGCACGGCCACGGCCAAGACCTGCACGGTGGCCAGCGGTGACACCCTGTGGGGCATCTGCCGCCGGTACTATGGGGACGGCTCCCTGGCCTGGCGGCTGGCCGCCGCCAACGGCATCGCCAACGCCAACCTGATCCGCCCCGGTCAGGTGCTCACCATCCCGCCGCTGGCCCAGCTCCCGGCGGCCGCGGCCAGGCCGCCGTCGGCGAAGATCGCGGCCGCCACCAAGGTGCGGGAGGTGAAAGAAGAGGAGAGCGGAACGGCGCGCCTTGTGCCCTGGGTGCCGGAGAACACGGTGAAGAGCCTGGCGGATCTGGAGCTGGATAAAATCGCGTCGGGAGGTGGCCTATGGCAGAGTACCAGGTGGTGATCGTCAGCCCCCAGGGGGAGACCTGGGACGTGACGGAGCGGGTGAGCACCCTCACCTGGTCGGGCAGCATCAAGCGGGTGTCCCGCTCCGTGGAGGCCGTCATGGCCACGCCCAACGACGGGAGCCTGCCCGAGCTGCCCTGCGAGCTGGGCAATGAGCTGCGGCTCTGGTGCGGCGGCCGCACCCGGTTCCGGGGAGACCTCGTCACCCGGGAAAAAGCCACCGAGGGGGTGACCACCGCCCTGACCGCCCTGGACCGGGGGCGCTTCCTGGCCAACAACGAGGGCTGGTACACCTTCCGGGGCGCGGCCCCCGAGGAAGCCGTGCGGGCCCTCTGCGGGGATTTTGGGATTCCGGTGGCCGACCTGGCCGTCACCGGGGTACGGGTCAGCCGCAAATATCCGGGGTGGGACCTGGACAAGATTGTGGACGGGCTCTACACCCTGGCCGCCCGGCAGAACGGGCGGCGCTACCTCTCCCGCTTCAACGGCCTGGGGGAGCTGGAGGTGGTGGAAAAGCCGGAGGCCGCCGTCCTGGAGCTTGCGCCGGGGCGGAACCTCCAGAGCCTGCGGGTGACGGAGGACATCTCCGAGCTGCGGAACACGGTGGAGATCTACAGCCAGACGGGCGCGCGGGTGCGCACCGTGTCCGACGCGGAGAGCGCCGCCCTGTACGGGCAGTTCCAGCACATCCTCACCCAGCGGGACGGCGAGGACGCCAGAGCGGAGGCCCAGGCGTACCTGGAGGACAACGGCCTCCAGCAGACCATGACCGTGGAGTGCCTGGGCGACCCGGAGCTGATCTCCGGCAGCGCGGTGCTGCTGCGGGCCAACACCACCGGCGTGACCGGGCTGTGCTGGATTGACAGCGACACCCACACCTGGAAAAACGGGCAGTATTTCTGCCGCCTGTCCCTCAATTTCCGCAGTCTCACCAATGAGGTGGAGGCGGGGCAGGAGCTATAAAAAAAGCCGCCCCCGTAGGGGCGGCGATATTGGGGCCCCCGCGGAAGCCCAGCAAAGCGGGTTTCGTGGGGCGTGACAAATCGCGGCGCTTGTGGTACAATGATCGCGGCGCTGTTGTATCAATGGCGGTTAGCCACTTCCCTGAGAGGGGAGGTGATGCGGATGGGAGACGGACGCTGGGCGAGAGCCCTGCGCTGCGTGGTTGTATTCCTGGCAGTCCTCTGGCTGCTGGTCTACATAGGCCCAAATGCGTGTTAGCCGCCCGGATGGCCCCCGAGCGGCTAACTTAGGTTAAGCTGTTAGGTTCGGGCTAACCGTCATACAACAGCGCCCATCTAATGTTATTATACCACCCCGCCCCGCTTTGTCAACTGGCAAGGCGGGGCGTTTTTTGTGCCGGAGAGGAGGAGCTATGGACGACGTATATGCGGGGCTGACGGAGCTGCTCCGGCCGGCGGAGCGGGGCCAGGCCGCCGGCGGTTGGCTCTTTGGCCAGGTGCAGCAGGCCGGGCATGGCGTGCTGCGGGTGGTGTGCAACGGCCTGACGCTGGACCAGACCGAGCTCCACGTGCCGCCCGGGCTGGACTACGCCTGGGAGGAGGACGACGGCAGCGGGCGGCTCCTGCGGGCGGGCGACCGGCTGCTGGTGCTGGTGACAGCGGACGGACAGGACTACTACATTCTCCAAAAGGCGGTGTTTTCATGAGGCAGCTCTTTCCGATCTTCCAGACGGCCGCTCCGGAGGGGACGGCCCAGGCGCTGCCCCTCTACCGGGATGTGGCCATGGACTACGACAAGGGCGTGCCGCGCTTCTCCGGCGGGGAGCCGGTCATGGTATCCGGGCTGGAGGCCGTCAAGGGCTGGGCCTGGCGGGCGCTGCACACGGAGCGGTACCGCTGGAGCCCCTTCTCCTGGGACTACGGGTGCGAGCTGGAGAGCCTGGTGGGCCAGCCCTACCGGGCGGACACCCGGCTGAGCGAGGCGGTACGGTATGTGCGGGAGGCGCTGACCGTCTGCCCCTACATCACCGGGGCCGCGGCCGAGGTGGTGGATTTCGACGGCTCCACTCTGCGGATGCGGGTGAGCCTGACCACGGTATACGGGGAGGCGAGTATACATGTATGAGGACAAGACGCCGGAGGCCATCAAGGCGGAGATCCTGGCGGCCATCCGGCAGAGCCAGGGGCTGAGCGCCATGGCGGGCGGCTTCGCCGACGGCGTAGCCGGGCCGGTGGCCGAGCAGCTCAGCGAGGCGTACCGGGCCCTGGAGGGGGTGCCCTCCATGCTGTTTGTGGACGAGAGCTCCGGGGGCTACATCGACCTGGTGGGCGGGCAGTATTACAGCATCACCCGCCGGGAGGGGACAAGGGCTTACTGCGACATCACCTTCAACGGCGCGCCGGGGCTGGTGATCCCCAAGGGCACCGCGTTTTTGACGGCCGGAGGGCTGTCCTACGCCCTGATGGCCGCGGTGGCGCTGGGGCCGGAGGGGACGGGCCGGGGCCGCCTGGAGGCCGCGGAGGCGGGCAGCGCCTACAACGTGGAGGCCGGGGCCATCGACCGGATGTACGTCAACCTCACGGGCCTGACCTCGTACCACAGCGAGGCGGCGGTCGGCGGCACGGACGCCGAGAGCGACGCCGCCCTGCTCTCCCGCATCCGGGAGCGGGTGCAGCGGCCCCCCACCAGCGGCAACGGCTACCAGTACCGGCAGTGGGCCCTGGAGGTGGCCGGGGTGGGCAGCGCCAAGGTGGTGGAGCTGCCCGGCGGGCCGGGGACGGTGGGCGTCACGCTGGTGGACAGCAACGGCCGGGCCCCCTCGGAGGAGATTGTGGAGGCCGTGGAGGCCCACATCGGGGAGGAGCGGCCCGTCGGCGCGGCGGTGACGGTGGCGGCGGCCACGGAGCGGGAGGTGACAGTGGCCGCCCAGGTCTCCCTCACCGGAGGAGCCGGGGCTGGAGCCGTCCAGGACGCCTTCCGGGCGGCACTGGCGGGCTATCTGCACACCCTCATTGAGGGCAAGTACGGCACGGTGTACTACAAGCCCGCCGACGACCAGCCCTACACGCTGCTCTATAACCGGGTGCTGGCCCTGCTGCTCAATGTGGACGGCGTGGAGAACTTCGCCTCCCTCACCGTCAACGGCGGCACCGCCGACGTGACCATCCAGGCCGGGGAGATCCCCGTGCTGGGGGAGGTGAGCGTGACATGAGCAATCTGGTGTTCCGCCTGCCGCGCTACTACCAGGACAGCCCGCAGGTGTCCGAGCTGGAGCGGGTGCTGGGGGAACAGGCCGAGGCGCTGCGCGTGTCCGAGTCGGACACATTGGCCCAGCTCTGGATTGACACCGCCACCTGGGGGCTGGACCTGTGGGAGCAGTGGGCGGGGCTGCCCGTTGACCGCACCCGGCCCTACAGCTACCGGAGGGGCCGCATCAAGGCCAAGCTCCGGGGCCAGGGCGCCACCACGGCGGAGATGCTGCGCAGCGTGGTGGCCTCCTTTGGCTTCGAGCCGTCCCAGATTTCAGTCATCGAGCACCCGGCGGAGTATCAATTCGAAATTGTTTTGTCCGACCTGGCCTCCGTGCCGTCGGATGTGGGCGGGATTGAGGCCGCTGTCAACGAGATTAAGCCTGCGCACCTGGATTACTGGTTCACCTACGAACTGGCCCAGCTCCTGGCCGCCCTGCGGGTGAGCGGCGGGCTCTGGAGCATTCGGACGGTCACGCTGCCGCCCATGGAGGAGGAATAGCATGTACGGATTTATCATTACCACCGCCGGCGAGGGCCTGCTGGCCCGGGCGTCGGCGGGGGAGGGGCTGACGCTCACCGAGGTGTGGGTGGGCAAGGGCGCGGTGGAGAGCGCCGGGGCCGCCAAGGCCCTCACCGCCCTGCTCAATCCGGTGGCCAAGGCCACCAGCACCACGCCCGCGGTGGCCGGCGGGCAGATCTCCATGCTGGTGGAGTACCGCAACGACATGGGTGGCGGGCTGGAGGAGGGCTTCACGCTCTCCGAGTTCGGCGTCATGGCCAGGGCGGGGGACGACGCGCCCACCCTGCTCTACTACGCCGCCCTGGGCGACCGGGCCCAGCCGGTGCCGCCCATCGCCGAGGGCCTGGACGTACACCGCTTCCCCGTGGCCATCGGCGTCACCGGAGAGGTGGAGGTCTCGCTGGAGTATCCGGCGGGCGTCTGGGTAACCCACGAGGAGCTGGAGGAGGCGATGGCGGGCATCGACCTGTCCGGGTACGTCAAGTCCTCCGAGAAGGGCGCGCCCAATGGGGTGGCGACGCTGGGGCCCGATGGCAAGGTGCCAGGTGAGCAGCTCCCTGATATCGGCGGAGTCTATGAGGTGGAGGAGGCGGTGCCTCCGGCCTCCCGGAAGGCAAATACGCTCTATGGCCTGATTCTGGCGGATTATACAGGAACAGGAGGTGAGGGGTAATGGCACAGGTCTATGTCTGGGGAAAATACAACTTGAATGTCAAATATGAGGAAGATCACTCTGCGCATGCCCCTAAACAAGGGGATATCAATAATTTTTGGGTTGGTAAGAGCTATTCCTTTAGCGCTGTGAGTGGGAAATATACCCTCAATAACGCACTTGAAATGAGTAGGGAGAATGACGCAGCTCAATACCCATATGCCATTGATGGAGCCATGGCCGGAGACGGTGTGTATTACGCGGAAGAAGCGTACGGAATTAACAAAACAGCAGGCTGGATTTCGAGCTCTGGTAATTTGGCGTATAGAATACCTGATACACTCTCTGGGAAAATCTTCTATCCAGTCTATTATGGTGTCAAGACCATAAAAGAGAAGGGCGTGTACATTGAAGATGTGACCAGTGAATCCGAAAATACCTATCCAAAAGACGGAATTAGTGGAAACTACTATTATGTATTTAAGTATGCAGTTCCCGGTGTGCCGTCCATCACAGTTCCAGGTGCCGCCATGATTGGCCATGCGGTCGATATTTCCTGGGAGGCCGCAGACAGCGCGGAAAGCTACAAACTGGAGCGCAGGGTGGATTCCGGAGGCTGGACGCAGGTTTACGCAGGAGACGGCCTGACCTATACCGACACGGTGCAATCCGGTTGGACAAGCGTGCAATATCGTATCTCCGCCGGTATCTCCGGTGTATACGGCGGCCTCACTGTGTCCAATGTGGTGAGTATTGTCCCTGTATCCTCCCTCGTTATCTCCGGCACTGACGGTAATCTTGGCACCGCCAAGGCACCAGTGACGTATTCTGTAACCAGCGATACGGACAGCCCCATCACAGTGACAGAGATAATCAACGGCCATGAGCGCACGCTAACACCTACCAGCGGCCAACTGATCACCATACCCGTGTCCATGCTCGACCCCGGTGCAGGGGCGATCACCATCAAGGCCAGCGTGCAGGCGGCCAGCGGCGCGGTGAATCAGACCCGGAACTGGACATACACCAAGACGCCCCTGGCGCTGCCTGTTGACCCGTACCGGGTGGAGCGGATGCAGGGTAAGGAGTGCGACATCTTCCCGCAGACGCTGGCCGAAGCGGTATTTATGCCGGATGGTAGCAGCGTTGCAGGGCCTGTGATTGGACGGAATGTGATACGCAGCTACCCGGTCGCCTCCGGCCAGAGCATCCAAGCGGGCGACGTGGTGGATGTGGTGGAAGGGAAAGTGCAGAAGAGCGCAATGCCGGTGGAAAATGTGAAGACGGTGTTTGATAACGGGGCGGCTACTCTTGGTACTTCTGTTCTTCGCCTTTCAGACAATCTAAATGTTGTGTGTTACCTTTATCAAAATGGTTCAACATATTGGCCTTGCGTCCATTTGATTGATGATACTGGAACAGTGGTTGGACAAACGAATAGGCAAGTCATAGAAAATGTCAATGCTTCCAATATTATGGCCGCCCGCCTGAGTGATACGCAATTTTTGGTAGGGTATTTAAAAGACCGTTCGCTACATGTAAATGTTGGTACGGTTTCAGGCAAAAGCATTTCTTTTAAAGGTAGTTTTGGAGTAGATTCTGCCTTTAACAGCTACTATGCATTCGCTACGCTCCCCAATGGCCGGGTAGCGGTTGTCTACAAAGCTATCATCGCTGGCTCAAGCAAACTGAGAGTACGTGTGTATACGCTGTCTTCCTCCAGCCTCGGGAGTGTATATACAAGAGATGTTACAGGGGAGTCCCAAAGTTATATTTCCGCGGCAGCTATAAGCGAGGAACGTGTATGTATCTGTTTCGCGGACGACAACGACGGCTCCAAAGGCAAGGCTGTTATTGCTGCCATCAACGGCTCCGATGCGGTGACGTGGGGCGAGGTGGTAACATTTGAGGATTCCCGAATTTTGGTTCCTGATGTATGTGTAAGCGGCTCGGACGCAATAGTATTTTTCAAAACTACATACACGACGCCTGATGTTTCGAATCAACATGTTCGCCTTTTAAAAGTATCAAACAATGTGATTTCCCTCCCAAATGAGAAAAAGACCATTTGGAATCGAGGGAGCGGAAATGCAGAAAATCCGATTAGCATATCTCAAGTAGGCGAAAAGTATGTCTGTCTGATTCCTCCAGGAAACAGCATTTATGGAAGTCCTGCAATTGTTGTTTCAAGAAATGCAGATGCGCTTGAATCTGGAGAGGCATTCCAATTTTGCAAGAACGTTGCAAAAGCACTCAGCGCATGTGCGGTCTCGGGCAATAACTTGATAGTCGCCTATGCTGATGCTGGAAACTCTATCTATGGCACCGTTACCACTTTGACCATCTCCGGCAACCAGATTGCGGGCAGCTTTGTGGACGGGAGCCAGGACGCCATCGCCCTCAAGAGCGGCACAGCCGGACAGAGCATCGAGGTCATCTACTCCGGCACCGTGGCGGCGGACTGGGTGACGGAGGGGCAGGTTATCAGCAGCCCCGGAGTGTACGGCGCTGGCGTGCTCGACGGGGTGCTCCAGGTTTGGAGCAAGGACAGGCCAGATAACGTCGTAACGGGAACGTACATTGGCGATGGTGCCCCCAGCCAAACAATACAATTAGGCTTTACGCCCAAAGCAGTATTGGTTTGCAAAAACGGTATACTTAGCCGGGGATACCAAAGTCACTACGCCGAAGGGCTGGCGCTTGATGGATATCCAGCCGCAGAGTCCAATAGCAATGTCGTGAGCGTTGTAGAGGGTGGATTCCAAGTATTTGACGGGACTAGCGCCAATTACAACGGCCGCACCAATGTCGCCAGCCAGAAATATTATTATTTGACTTGGAAATGAGGTGAAATGAAATGACAATTATCAAAATCAACCCATTGGAAACCGGACAGCACCCGATCCAGAGCCAGAGCCACCGGCGCGCCTGCTGGCTGGATGGCTACATAGAGGTACCCGCCCACCTCCATGACGCGGTGTGGGCGACCTATGGCTGGTGTGACCTCCAGATTGAGGAGGGGGTACTGGTGGGCATCACTCCCACCGAGCGGCCCCCGGAGCCGGAGCCGGAGCCCCAGCCGCCCACCGCAGAGGACATCACCCTGGACATGCTGGCCGAGCACGAGGAACGGCTTTGTATGTTGGAAATCACCACCAATGCTGTTTGAGGAAGGGGAAGGACATGAACACGGTATTTAATCTCTGTAAGCTGCTTATTGACCGGGGCCGCACCGACGGCCTCCAGGACAAGATGGATGTCTACCTGGCCGCCGACCGGCTCACCCCGGAGGAGTACCAGAAGCTGGCCGGGCTACTGGCCCCGGAACAGTAATCAACAGCGGGATCGCTGGATAAAAGGATGTGAATCAAATGAGTAAGATCATTACATATGTCCCGCTCTCGTCCGTGGAGCGGATTGAGCTGAGAGTCACCAACTGCCGCAAGACGCTCTCTCAGGTCAAGGCTGAAACAAAGGCCCATTACGTGCTCAATGGCGGCATGTGGAACCCAGACGGCTCGGCCTGCCCGCTGCTCAAGGTGGGCGGGGTAATGCGCTCCGGCACGCCCTGGAGGGCGATGGGCTACGCCTGGGATAAGGGCCACGACATCCACATGACCTCCGAGTACGGGGGAGCGGATAACTTTATTGCGGTGACCGCCATCATTGCCTCCGGCAAGCCAGTGGATAAGCCCTCCTATGGCTCGGCCCAGGGAGGCAAGCGGGGGCGCAGTGCTATCGGCCTGCGTGGTGGCAGTCTGGCCCTCTACTGCTCTGGCGACGGAACCGGAGACGTGACCACGCCGGAGGAGTTGCGGGACGAGCTGGCCGGGCTGGGCTGGGCCTCCGCCGTCATGCTGGATGGGGGCGGCTCCAGCCAGTGTGACTTTGGCGGCGAGCGCATCACCGCCAGCCGCAAGGTGCACAACTGGATTTGCGTGTATCTCAAGCAGGGCGGTACTGAGACGCCGCCGGAACAGGAGGACAAGCCTATGAGCAAGTATACCGTGACGCCCTCCATCGGCGTCAACATCCGCAGCGGCCCCGGCACCAGTTACGGCAAGGCGGGGGCGTACCCCATGGGCACGGTGGTGGACGTACTGGAGGTCCGGGACGGCTGGGGCAGGACGACCAAGGGCTGGGTGTCCCTGGCCTATCTGGAGGCCGTGGAGGGCCCCCAGCGGGTCACGGACACGGGCCTCGCCATCCAGACGCACCTTATCGCCCCAGGGGCGGATAATCGGCCCGGAGGCAGCAATCCCTGCAAGTACATCACCATCCACGAGACCGGCAACGCGGCCAAGGGCGCCGACGCCGCGGCCCACGCTGCCTACCTGGACAGCGATGCCGGGGAGCGCGACCTGGTGAGCTGGCATTACACCGTGGACGACCACGCCATTGTCCAGCACCTGCCCGACTACGAGACAGCCTACCATGCCGGGGACGGCAAGGACGGGCCGGGCAACACCACCAGCATCGGTATCGAGATCTGCGTCAACGCCGGGGGCGATTTTGCCCAGGCACAGGCCAACGCCGCCGCGCTGGTGCGGCTGCTCATGGAGGAGCACGGCATCCCGCTGGACAATGTAGTCCAGCACAACCGCTGGAACGGCAAGGACTGTCCCAAGACCATCCGGGCCACCGCCGGGGCCTGGGAGGCGTTCCTGGCGCTCTGCCGGGGAGAGACGGCGAATGTGTCCAAGTTGGACACCGACGTGGACACGCTGGCTAATGTCGGCATTATCGACCAGCCCGACTACTGGAAAGCCGGGAACTACTCCAAGGATACTGTGGAGGCCCTGATCGGGAAAACGGCGGATTATGTAAGGGAGGACGATTGATATGGAGCATATCAACGGATTCAAGGCGGCGGTCGCCGCCGTGCTGGGCGGTCTGACGGCCCTGTGGGGCTGGTTTGGCTGGCTGGTGCTTGCTTGGCTGCTCTGTATGGCGCTCGACTATGGCACCGGCACCGCCGCCGCCCTCCGGGCCGGGGAGTGGTCGTCCAAGGTGGCCAGGGACGGCCTGTGGCACAAGCTGGGGGCCGTGGTGGCCGTCCTGGTGGCCGCTATTCTGGACGGGGTGATCGGTTTGATTCTAGCCAACATCCCCGCCCTGGAGATGCCCTTCCAGTATGAGGTATTTGTGAGTGTTCTGGTGCTGGTCTGGTATATCATGACCGAGCTGGGGAGCATTGTGGAGAACATCGGTGCCCTCGGTGCGCCTGTACCTGCATGGCTCCGCAAGGCCATCGCCGCCCTGGAGTCCACAGTGGACGGCGCGGGGGACAAGCTGGGGGGAGAGAATATGACAAATGACAAACAAGATGTAGTAGACAAATAA